ACCATATTGGGCCAGAATTACAACAAGCTACTGGCAAGATACCCGGAAGGATTTGAGGCAGAGAAATCAATCAATAGGAGGGTGTAAATGATTAAATTGACTATACCAGGGATTCCAGTAGCAAAAGCAAGGCCAAGGGTAGGCAGAAACGGACACGCATTCACACCACAAAAGACAGTCAACTATGAGAATCTTGTTCAATACACCTACATGGACCAGGCAGAAGGACAAAAGCTGGAAGGTCCTTTGAGAATGGATATAATGTTCTTCTTTCCAATACCAAAGAGTTACAGCAAAAAAAGGAAAGAGGCAATCAGGCGAATGACAGAGCAACACACAAAAAAGCCAGATATAGATAATTGCATTAAATCAATCACAGATGCCTTGAACGGATTCGCTTACAGGGATGACAGCCAGATTGTAAGCGTAAGGGCATCAAAATATTATACAAGCGAAGAGCCAAGGGCAGAGGTTAAGATTGTGGAGGTGAGTTAATGGGAGCAAGTAAATGGAGTCACGAAGATAATAAATGGTTACTGGCAAATTACGAAAAACATACATTGGATGAGATGGCAGAGAAATTCCCATGGGCATCTAAAGAGACTATAACATCCAGGTATAGCACATTAAAAAAGAGAAACCCATATCAAGAATGCAACATAAAAAAATGCTTTGCTTACAACGTAGCTAGAGAAAATAATTGTGATTGCTTAGATATAGTCATAGAGAACGATTGTCCGTTTCACAAACCAAAGGGAGGATGCCGATGATAGAATATCAGGAATTATATGCCAACATTTGGAAACAGGCGGTACAAGATGATATTGACAGGGCTATAAAGTACCTTGCCGATAAAGGTAGGTGGTCAGCATTTGACACTTATTGTCTCAAGGTGGATGAGGAAGATATATCCATTGAGGATGATAGGTTCAAGAAAATATTTGCAGACATAAAAGCCTATTCAAAGATTAAGGCGAGGGAGTTGGAGCCAAGAATCAAACAGCTTGTATACGAAGAGGCCCAAGAGTGGCCCAACAACAAGCAACTCAATGCCATTGATCCAGAATATAAAGATTTGATGGCAGAGTTGGAGCAGGAGGTCAAGGAGTTTTCCGAAACTAGGATGTTGGGACTGTGGAGGAGGTTGGCATGAGGATAGAAAAATCCATATTCAGGTACATAGAACATGAAATGTACTGTTATAAATTAACTAAGAGAGAATTAAATGTATACAGAGAAAACATCATCGAGGGGACGAGTAAGCCGGAAGAAGGGAGTAATAGAGGTAGTGGAATCTCAGACCCGACAGGGGCCAAGTCAATAAAACTTGCAAGCTCAATATTTCTTGCCAAAGCAGAAAGAACTCTTAATGCAATAGATAAGAGCCTGGATATACTGGGAGATAAACACAAGGAATTGTTTAAATTGAGATACTTGGAGGGCAGACCATGGAGAGAGGTGTATCTTGAGATGAACATATCAGATAGGAGCTATTTCAGACTTAGGAGGGAGCTTGTCATCTCAGTAGGACTTAATCTTGGGTTATTAAGGGAAGATGAGGAATAATGGCAGTATCATGGCACTTTTGAGAGTAAAGGGCATGGTATTATGGTATTAGTAGAAGTGTAAATCAAACGATTCATCTTTATATACCTCCTTTCTTAGGGAGCTTGTCACTGGGGCAGGCTCCTTTTGTATGTCATGAATAAGTAGTGGTGGAATAGGTAGACACAAACAAGTTGCACGTTAAGAGGGGATGGCATAACCCAGCGGTGCAAATATTATGCCATATAGGGTGCAAATCCCTATCTACAATGTCATAAATTAAAAGGGTGATTAAATGAACGTGTCACACCTGAAAGTTAAGAAGATAAGAAGGGGTTACATAGTAGTCAACACGAACACAGGACAGCACACGCATATGAGGAGCCAGTATGGGTGTTATTGTGTCATTAAGTTTATTCAGGAGGGCATAGAGCCGATTAACAGCTACCTCAAGGAATCGGTGAGAAGGCTGACTATGGATAAGAGGGAGTATAAAGACAGGTACATAAACATACAGAAAGGGGCGGTGAAGTGAATGCCGAGTACATAATTCTAGAGTGTAACAAGTGTAAGTTATCATTTATCATTCCAGCTGATGGAATCAGGAAGGCTGAGGTTATGGGCAATTACTTTGCTTGTCCCTTGTGTCATGGTGGGGTTAGCAAGGTTGGAGCATACGAGGATTTAAGGGAATGTATGGAGAAGGTCAACACATATGAGAGGGTCAATGGCAGGGTGAGGCAGACAAGATATAATAAATAGGAGGTGAGCATTAAGTGAAATTAACTCAAAAACAGAAAATATTTGTAGACGAATACTTAATTGACCTTAATGCAACCAGGGCTTATAAAGTCGCATACCCAAATATTAAGAAGGATGAAACAGCAGCAGCTGCAGGAGCCAGATTGTTAAGAAATGTTAAGGTAGCTGATTATGTAAAACAAAGAATGGATGAAAGGGCAAAGAGGACAGAAATCACACAAGACAAGGTGCTGAAGGAGCTTGCAAAGATAGGATTTGCAGACATAGGAAACTATCTTGAGTATAGACCTGAAAAGACCATTGTTGACTATGATGAAGATGGAAAGCCAATCATAGGCTATCAAACAATAATCGAGGTACTGGAAAGCAAGGGAGTAGATACAAGCGCCATACAAGAGGTATCTATCACTGACAAGGGTACATTTAAATTTAAGCTATACGATAAGCAGAGAGCGCTTGAGCTTATAGGCAAGAATATAGGGATGTTTACTGACAAGGTAGAACACAGCGGAAGGATAGAGGGCAGCAATCCATTCGAGGGGTTAACAACAGCAGAGCTTAAGAAGTTGATAAAAGAATGATGGATATAGATACAATCAAAAAAGGTGCAAGGATGGAACTCGCAAGACGTGAGTTTTTTTATTTTTGCAATGTTTTAGCTGATGACTTCTATTTAGAGGAAAGGGACTACCTGGTAAACACTTGCAACGAGCTTCAAAACTTCCTTGATTCAGATGATGATGTGATGATTCTAAATGCTCCACCAAGACATGGCAAGAGTAGGACAGCGGTACTGTTGTCTCAATGGATTCTTGGAAGGGACAAATCCAAGAAGATAATGACGGGATCATACAACGAAACCTTATCCACCAACTTTTCAAAGAATGTAAGGAATGGCATCCAGGAAGAGAAGGCAGACGAGAACAGGATAGTCTACTCAGACATATTTCCAGGTGTAAGAATCAAGCGTGGAGATGGAGCCATGAACCTTTGGAGCCTTGAGGGAGGGTATAACAACTATCTAGCAACATCACCAACAGGTACAGCTACAGGATTTGGAGCTGACATCATCATCATAGATGACCTTATAAAGCTATCTAGCGAGGCTTACAATACCAATGTGCTAGACAACCACTGGACATGGTTTACCGATACCATGCTTTCAAGACTTGAGGAAGGCGGAAAGATAATAATCATCATGACAAGATGGTCCACTAAGGATTTAGCAGGTAGGGCGCTTGAATGGTGCAAGGCTGAGAAAAAGAAATACAGACACGTAAGCCTTAAAGCACATTTAGGGGAAGGCAAGATGCTATGCCCTGAGGTGCTAAGCTATAAAGGTTACAGATCAAAAGCTTCAGCAATGTCACCTGAGATTGTAAGGGCAAACTATGACCAGGAGCCTGTTGACATTAGAGGCAAGTTATACAACAGCTTCAAGACATATGAGAAAGTACCACAAGATGAAGAAGGCAATCCCTTATTTGAGGGGATTTACTCATATACAGATACAGCAGACGAGGGAAGCGACTTCCTTTGTACCATAGTATTTGGAGTGTATAACAAAGAGGCTTACATCCTTGACATATACTACACACAAGCACCGATGGAAGAGACAGAGGTAGAGGTAGCAAGTAGGCTAAATGAGTATGATGTAAATATAGCCTATGTAGAATCAAACAATGGTGGGCGAGGATTTGCAAGGCAGGTAGAAAGCCATCTACTCACCAAGCACAAGACAAACAAAACCAAGGTTGTATGGTTCCACCAGTCACAGAACAAGAAGGCGAGAATACTATCAAATGCCAGCTGGGTGATGGACCACATATACTACCCGGTAAATTGGATTAATAAGTGGCCACAATACTTCAAGGCCATGAATGAGTACCAGAAAGAGGGTAAGAATCCTCACGATGACGCTCCTGATGCTACAACGGGAGTATGTGAAGTTATATTGAATAGAATAAGCATTAGGAAACGCAGTTACTCAGGGAAGGGGGCAAGGAGTTAATGGATTACAATGAGCTGCTTAAAGCAGAACTACAGGGGGTGTATGGCGATTATCTCACAAAGGTAAGTGAGATTAACCGGATGTATGCCATATATTCAGGTGATCAGAAATGGCCTTTGGCCGATGGGCTTGACTATGTCCCCACTCAGAAGGTGACAAACTACATCAAGAAGATTATAAACACCAGGGCAAGATTCATGTTTGGCAAGGAGCCATACTTTGACATAAGGAGCATATACGAGGATGAGAAGGGTTCCACCACTTATCAGGATCAGGCACAGGAGAAGGAGGACCTTCTACACAAGATACTTGATGACAACAAATTCCATGCAAAGCTTCTAAAGGCAAGGAAGGATTGTTCAATAGGTGGCAAGGTTGCAATAAAGCTTTGGGGGCACAAGGAGCAGGGTGTAAGGATAATATTCTCACCAGCTCAGGAGTTTTTCCCACAATATAACATTGATGATGTAGACCAGCTGGAAAAGGTGGTCTTTCTTTACTCCATGAACAATGAGCAGGAGGCAGAGAATCAGCGTATAAAGAAACAGGTGTGGGAACTTGTAGAGTTAAGGGAAAATCAATACAGGTGCATCCTGAACGAATCCACCCACAATGGCAAGGGGGAGACTTTGAGCGTTGAATATCAGGACTACAACACTGAGCTTGATTTCATCCCAGTTATTATCATACAAAACGGAGGACTCACAGGGGAGACAGAGGGAGTATCTGATGTGTTGGAGCTGTGGGATAATCAAAACGCATACAACAAGCTTACAAGCGATGACATAGACGCTTTGAAGTTTCAAATGTTTGGCCAGGATGTAGTGACTGATGCAGACGAGCAGAGCCTTAAGGATATAAAGATTGCACCTGGTGCCATGATAGACCTACAGACCGATGTAAGACAGGGGTCAGAGGGCAGACAGGCAAGGATGGAGAGGCTTGAATCTGGATTTTCCTACAAGGCCAAATTTGAGGATACAATCGGCAGGATTAAAAATGATATGTATGACCTGATGGATGTACCCAACGTGTCCCTTGAGGAGCTTAAGGGTGTAATACAATCAGGCAAGAGTATGAAGGCCCTTTATTGGGGGCTAAAGGCAGTATGTGAGGAGGACGCTAGTGAATGGCTGCCAGCGCTTACTGAAATGGTTAATTATATCTTCAGGATGGTTGATGCCTACAACCTATACAAGTCAAGACAGATTGCAAAGTATGAGACTACAACCCATATAGAGTTAGTATTCCCATTGCAAGAGGATGAGGACACAGAGAAGGGAATCGACATGCAGGAGGTAGTAGCAGAGGTAAGGAGCAGGGCCAGCTACATGAAGAAGTGGGGCGGTGACATTGACATTGATGCAGAGCTTGAACAGATTCAGAGAGAAAAGGCCATGCTTCAGGATTCATATACCCAGGATTTAAACCTTGATATAGGCGAACCACTGGAAGAGTAGGAGGTGTAGAATGAGAGATAAACCACCTATTGGGATAAAGCCTAAATTTATACATGATGAACATAGAATGCAAGAAATAGCAGAAGCAATAGAAAGATTTTTAAAGCGAGGATATGAAATACCACTTGCTTGGATAGTTGAGTATAATCAATTAGCAGCTGACAAGAATGTTAAAGTAAGCAGGTGATAAGGCTTGAATGAATATGAAAGAATCACCAGGGAGACCAGAAGAAATATATCAAGGCTGACCCTTCAACAACAAAGGGCGGTCCTTAAGATATATGACGATGCCATCAAGTCAATCAGTGAGCAGGTTAAAAAGGCAGGCAATAGGACCCTTAGCAAGAGATGGCTTACTGACTACCAGAAGGAGATAAAGAGGACAAGGGTAGCATTGGCCAGGCAACTTAACCAGAGCATTTCAGTATATACCACAAGGGCAGCAAAGGAGGCAGCGACAGGCCAGAGCAAGATAATGGCCCTGATGTTTGAGAAGGCGGCTATTGATGTAGGTGATCACTTCACAACAGCATTCTCCAATGTCCAGGACAATGTAATAAGGGATATAATCTCAGGTGGGCTATACAAGGACAACAAGACCTTATCAAATAGGATATGGCAGGCCACAGGGGACAATAAGAAGGATATCGAGACCATCATAGCCCAGGGCATCACTGAGAAGAAATCAGCTGTAAAGCTATCAGAGGACTTGGAGCAATTCGTGAAGCCTCCATCACAGAGGTCCGCTGACTGGGCAAAGGTATATCCAATCCTCAAGACCAAGGTAATCGACTATAATGCAATGAGACTTGCAAGGACCAGTATCAATCATGCCTACCAGACAGCTACTATCCAATCATCACAGATGAATCCATTTGTCGAGGGCATTGAGTGGAGGAGTGCTTTGATTCATGGGAGGACATGCCAACTTTGTATTGACAGGCATGGACAGATATTTCCTAAAGATGATGTACCACTGGATCACGCAAACGGTTTGTGTACAATGGTGCCTTACATTCCCAAGAGCCTTGACGATGTGGCGGAAGAGCTTAACGCTTGGATATATGGAGGCTATAACCCAACACTTGATTCATGGTATGAAGATTATGGAGAATATTTTGCTACAAAACCATTGTAGAGGGTAAAAAGCATATGAGGAGGTGGGCCTATGAAGAAAAAGAATCTTATCAACGAGGTTGAAAAGATTATGGAGGCTGAGGACATAAGACACGCTTTAAGGGATTTAAGGGAATACTTAATGGAAGAGGTCGCCTTGACAGCAGAGGCCATGTATAAGAGCCTGTTAGATGCCTCTATGGATGAGGAAAGGGCCCACGATATAGTTAAGAATTATGTGATTGATATGTGCAGGCTTAGATGGCAACCTGGGGAGCCTGATTATTTCTATGATGATTATGTGGACTTTGAGGATGAAGATGACTTATAAAACTTAATACAGGAGGTGAACAGGTGAAATAGACTTATTCATACTTATTACATGACCACTCGAAAGGGTGGTTTTTTCATGCCCTGAATAAGGCTTTAAACTGTTCAAATACGTAGGTCATGACGATACATTGACAAATCACGTGAAGCGACCACGAATAAAAGCGTAGATATAGGAGGGAATTATGAATAGAGAATTTCTTAAAGGTTTAGGACTTGAGGATGAAGCCATTGAAAAGATAATGGCAGAGAACGGAAGAGACATTGAAAAGTTTAAAAGTGACGTAAAGGCCAAGGAAACAGAGCTTGCAAGCACAAAGAAGCAACTTGTTGATGCCAACAAGGAAATAGAATCCTTCAAGGAGATGGATGTTGAAGCCATCAAGAAGGCTGCTGACGAGTACAAGAACAAGTATGAGCAGGCCGAGAAGGATGCACAGGC